TTACATTGTTTTTCAGGTTTAACCTCAATCAATGTATGCTTAACCGAACCATCACTATCACGGGTTTTGATAAGAAAATCCACATAATACTTATGCATTTTATTATCAACTGGACTGAAGTATGGTATTACTACCTCTTCACTGTTCCACGCAATTACCGATGGGTTGTCATCACACCAACGCATAAAGGTCCTTTCCCAAAGACTTCTGTAAGTAACGTTATCTACGTTACCGACATATTTGTCTCTGTTCTTAACTTTATATTTACCTTTATACGACATCACATATATTTATATAAATAGTTGATATAAGTTTAATAAGGAATTCGTTATGTCTTGGTACGTTGAAACTGGAAAATGGATGGTCAAAAACAAAGGCAAGTTGGCACTTGGAGCATACGTCGGCGTGGCTGCAGATGCGACGTATGGAGACCTTTGGGGCGACCCCGACGTATTGCCCGATATCCAAGCAGGCGAGATACTGGTACAATTTCCAGAAGACGATTCTGCTGGTATGTTTTGGACGGAAATGTCGTTTTTTACATGGAAAAAGTCTACTGCTGGCCTTCATTTAGGCGACTATGATGTAAATACCCAATCTAGTACACAAAAAACTAATTTTCTTGGTATATTAAGGTTGCCTATGCCTATGCAATTATCTACTGCATATAATGGTAGATTTTCCGAGGCAGACGATATGGACGTTGACCGAGGAAACTCTGGTCTTGGTAGTGTCGCCGAACGCATGATCGGCATAAGTAAGGGAGTTTTTGTTGAAACGAAGAAAGCCGGAAATGCACTTGCTAATTTAAACAACACAGCGTCAATGTCAAACGCAAGTATTAATAATAATAATATGGGAATGAAGTACGAAGGTGCTAATTTAAGGGGTCATTCGTTTTCTTGGAGACTCTCTGCAAAAAATCAAGATGAACAAAATCAAATATTAAAGGTTATTGCAACATTAAAAGGTATGTCATTACCTGCAAATAATTGGGGTGGAGTCGAAGACTACGAAGACTTTAAGAAAAGTATCAATGCAATGAACGCGGCGACAAAAACTGGTGAAGATGGCGAAGAGTCTCATGAAAAGTTATACGTACCGAAAGGCGGAGCAGACAGTTACGGGGGCGGCCGATTAACAATACCACCAACCGTTGCTGTTAGATTTTTAGACGGGGATAAAGAAAACCCTTCGTTGTTTAAAATTAAAGACTCATTTATAACAAATGTTGAAGTCAATTATACTTCTCAAGGTACATGGCAGGCGCACCATGATGGTTCTCCGATGGAAGTTCAACTTTCAATAACACTTAAAGAAGTTAAGATGATCACAAGACAAGACGTTTTTGCAGGATACTAACCATGAAGAAATATACAGAATTATTACCAAAATTAGATTACAACGGCATTCTAATAACAGATATTACTCGTAGGTTTGTTATGAACGACGGGGTAAAATTGTTTAAGGATAGATATTATAAAACTCAAATTAAACAACACCAAACACCAGAAGTAGTTTCTGGTGTGTTGTACGGCACACCCGACTACTGGTGGGTGATTTGTGCAATCAATGACGTAATCGACCCATTTTACGATTGGGTAATGCTCGATAATGAAGTATATGCATATACAGAAAAGAAATATGATGACATTAATGGTGTTCATCATTATCAAGACGACAATTATAATGTATATGAATCTAATAACCCAGAGTCTACATTAGAGCCTATTACTAATATTGAATACGAAATGTATGTGAATGACACAAAACTAAGAATTAACACAATCAAACCCAAAAATATCAAAAGGGTTGCGAAAGAAATGCGCGATAGGTTAAAACTTTTACCGAATCAACAACAAGGGTAATATATGTCAGAATTGATTAATATGAAACAGGCCAGTGAGTGGTATGTTTTATTGACAAATATAAAGGGTGATGAGGTTGATATAACAACAACCATCCAACAATTATCAGTATATGAATCTATATACAATAATAGTATGTTTGGAACTTTGATAATTGAAGACGATATTGGTTTTATTGAAACTCTTGGACTAATTGGTTCTGGTGAAGAAACTATTGAAGTGTTTATTGAAACTCCAAATGCATCAGAAAATATGGAGACCAATAATATAGAAAAAGTATTTGTTATTAATTCATTGACTAATGTTAATCGAGTATTAGATGGTACTGGTAAGACAACATTTTCTTTAGGGTTTGTTTCTCCTTATTTAGTTAAAAATAATACAACAAAGATAAGCAGATCGTTCAACGCAATGACTTCTTCTGAAATTGTCGAATATACAGCACTAGATATTTTAGAAATTGGTGGGGACGATAACTTCGACTTCTCTAGCCTTGTTACAAACACACCAACAAAATATACAAAAAATATAGTGGTTCCCAATTGGAAACCTTTTGATTTGATGAACTTTTTAGCAAAGAATTCTATTTCGGTTGACGGTAATAGTAATTACATATTCTTTGAGAACAATGAGGGGTTTCATTTTACCACTATTGAAGATTTGAAACAACAAGAAATAATTAGAATGATTACTGTTAATGGAACTAATGACGCAGGCAATAAACAGGGTGGTATCGGAGAAATTCTAATTGAAGGTAATAATGCCGAATCATATGACGAATTGACTCGATTTGATATTTCTAGTGGAACCTCAAATGGTATGTATGGTGGCAGAATGGTTGCTCATAATATACTTACCAAATCGGTCGAAACGCACGATATTACTAATACTCCGAAAGGTAGTAAATTAGGCGATGTTGGGTTTGGTGATGTGTTTAGGAAAGACCAAGAACCAAGTTCGCATATAGGGTATATGAGTTCTAATTACTTATACGACGTTCACGACAAAGAAGAAAGGTCTCATTATCCTTTATACGATATGAAGATATCCGAACTAAGGTCTAATTTAATCAAATTAACACTTCCTGGTGATACTAATGTGTTCGCTGGCAATACTTTTGAATTATTATTGCCTTCTACTTCGCACGATTCTCAAGAAATGGATAGGTATATGAGTGGAAACTACTTTATCACAGCAATACACCATAAAATAAATTCGAGTGGATACGAAATGACCATGGAATGTTCAAAAGACGGGTTTGATTTTGAACTTGATGAAAGTACAATGGAACAATAGGATATATTATGCAATTAATGGGATTTGATAATTTTATATGGTTTACAGGTGTTGTGGAAGATAGAGACGACCCGATGCGATTGGGAAGGATACGTGTTAGAATATTTCACTTACATACAGACAAAAAAGTTAAATCAAAATCAGAAGGTATTCCTACTGAAGATTTGCCTTGGGCATATCCAATGCAGCCAATAACTTCAGCTGCGATGAATGGTGTAGGAACTACCCCTCTCGGACCAGTTGAAGGGACACACGTAGTTGGTTTCTTCAGAGACGGGACTAATTGTCAAGACCCCGTTGTAATGGGCACACTTGGAGGATATCCGTTAGATTTGCCTGGTGAAACTGGATTTAACGATCCTAATAAGAAATACCCAAGAAAAGAGAATTTAAAAGAACCAGATACTAATAGGCGTGCAGTAGTGGATTTTGAAGATCCAGTAGAAGGTGAGTTGTGGTCTAGTAAAACTACGCAATTGGACGAAGACCATGAACCTGAAGACGGAAGTGATGCTCTAAGAACACAAGATAAAGAAGTGTCGGTTGCTGTTGCTGTATCTCAATCAGGACATTTACCGTGGTCAGAACCTGATAACCCGTTTGCAGGAGAATACCCGTTCAACCATGTACGTGAATCTGAAAGTGGTCATGTAGAAGAGTGGGACGACACACCAGAAGCAGAACGTTTAATGAAATGGCACAAGTCAGGAACGTTTGAAGAGATACACCCAGACGGAACGAAGGTTACTAAAGTCATCTCTGATAACTACCATATTACTGTTGGTGATGAATTTGTACACATAAAAGGGAAGACAGAAACCGATGAGGGTGGTGAGGAATATGCTGTCGGTGGTAATTTTACCGTTACTATTGACGGTAATTGTAGTATGAAAGTGGGTGGTAATTATAATATGCAAGTTGTCGGAAATCACAAAACAACAGTTCACGGTGATTATGAAATGCAAGTATTAGGCAACACTAAGATTATGACAGTAGGCACTAAAATGGATGAATCTGGAATGAATCATACTATTAAGGGTGCTATTATTCACTTAAATCCATAGGAGTAATTTATGGGAATGTTCAACGATGTTAATGATGCAATGGGGCAAGTTGGTGGTTTACTAAAATCACCTGCGATGTCTTCTGTTGATAATATGAAGAACGCTGCCACAAGTTTAAATGTTACTGCAAACTTAGACCAATATACATTAGAGCAAGGGTTTCCTGGACACGGTAATGCGTTCTATCAGCAGATGAAAGAGATTCAAAATCTATCAGACGCATTAGACGAATGTGGTAATTTTGCTCAAGATTTAGTACAGGCGTCTACCGAGGACTATATTAAGAATACTGGTATTCAAGAAGCAGGAAGAGACCTTGCGAATACATTAGGTCAATACAAAGACGAAATTGATTGTGCCGCAGGATTTGCTACACTATTTGATTCTAAAGGTATATTAGACGATGTCTTAGGTATTGGAGACTTGCCTCAAATACAGTCACGTGTACAGCAAATTGTTAAAGACGTAACAAACCCAACAAAACTTGCTAACATGATTACTAACCTTGACGCAGTTCAGGGTCTACTAGAACCGTTTAACGATTTTTGTACAGGAATGAAGGACCAACTTAATAAGTTGGTCGCAAAAGATTTAGCATCACTGAATGCTATCCTGAATAAGTTGGCACAGTGGGCTGCTTTTACTAACCTTGCTACTAGCGATCCTTGTGCTTTGGTTAATAACAATAAAATGTTTGGTTCAATCACGGACCCAGTAATGAACGATATTTTGGATTTATATGCGGGTGTTATTGGCGGTGGACCAAGTATAACACCGAAAGGTATTGGTGACCTATTTAAACCAAAAATACCAACAGCTCTACTTGGAGGTTTTACACAAGCTCCAGGAGAAGTAGTTCCGTTTGGAAGTTATTTTGCTGGACTAGGGACGGATATCGGAGGGGTGACCGCAAGTATTGGTGATATAATTAGTTCTGCTGGTGAAACTGTTGGCGACATCTTATCGGAGGACGGCGGTTCTACAATATCAATAGAACAAGGAAATATTGTAGAAGAATATACAAAAAGTTGGAATGGTTCTGAATGGGTTCGCGATATAGATGACGGGGTTGTTTCTGGTATGCAGGCATTGACGGCAGGAGCATTATCTGGTGCAAATTCATTTAATCCTGCATTAGAAAACTTCAAGAAAATGAAAGAAGGTGTTGAATTTGAATCGTTTAATAACGTTTCAGCAACGTTATCGTATCAAGTAGAATCTTGTAGAGGCGGAGGTTCTGCTTCAAATAAGTCGGACTGTTTATCCAACGGAGGATTATGGTCTACTTCAAAGTATTCCCCAACAAATAAAGCAATTGCAGACGCTGTGGACGGACTAGGATTACCTTCATTTAATGAAATAGCAGGAGGTTCTGATTTATTTGACTCCACAACGCAGATTTCAAACACAACGTCAGACACACTATCTGGAGGAAACGTTGATTTGAATTCCGTCGAGAATGGTATTGATAACGATTTGGCAACAGAAGAACCTTCTGGGTCTGGAGCAGATATTGCTTCTAATTCTGCACCACCAATTGTGACCAAAAAACAAAGTACATCTAAGAGTGTCAATAGATCGGTAGGGATTGCAACACAACCTACAGCCGTTGCAAGAACTGTACAAAATACAGCAGCAAGCAGACCGTCTACAGGCAAGACTCCATTTACAAAAACCCCGAATGTTAATTTTAGTTCTTCTGGTGCGAAAATACAAAACCCAAGTTCTTCTGGTTCGTTTGAAGGTAGTATTTCTTCGTTTGATTCCGACGCGAACGCAATGAAGGAAGCAATAACTTCTGGAGATTATTCAAACATAACATCGTGTAGGTGTGTTGGAGGAAAGGTGTATGACACAGACGAAAGTTCTTGTACTTCTCATGGAGGGTTATGGAAATGTCAATCAGGAACTCCTGGGGGCAAGGCAAGGGGTATGCAATCTAACAATATGATAACATCTTCAAAGAATACCGAATTGAGTTCAGTATTGCCTACAACAGCCGCATTTAAAGGAATATCATAATGCCTGGGTCAGTCAGGTTGGGTGATGTTTGTACTGGGCATGGGTGCTATGGAGGAAGGTCCAATGTATCTGCTTCTGGTAACGTTATGATCAACAGCCGTGGTGCGCATCGAGTCGGAGACGGTTGGGGCGCCCATGGTTGTGCGGTGTGCCCTGACCACAGTTCTGCTCAGGCATCAGGTAGTCCTACGGTATTTGTGAACAGCAAACCATTGGCAAGGATCGGAGATTCTATTGCATGTGGCAGTGCAAATTCAACAGGTTCTGGTAACGTAATTGCTAATGGTTAGTATAAATATAATATAGTGAACATAAAGGATTATAGATGAAACCATTACGCAGAGAAGTCAACAGAAGGTATAAAGACATTGACTTAGATATGATAGTTCATCCTCACACTAATGATATTGTTGGGCGTTATGACGGCGAAGCGTTGACTGGGTCGATCCTTAATATCATTAAAACTAGAAAGGGTGAACGTGTGTTTAATCCAGATTTTGGTTCAAATGTATATAATTCTTTGTTTGAACCAATGACTTCTACTACAAGGATAACCCTTGAGGCACAGATTGAAAATGCATTACATCAACACGAACCAAGGATTAATTTACATTTTGTCAAAATAATTGGCGACGAAGAACGTAACGCATATAATGTAACAATAGGATATTCCCCAGTTAGTGGTGGTGGCATACGTGAAGTAGAATTCTTTTTAAATAGATTAAGATAAGGTGTAATATGGCACAAAACGATAAACAATTAAATGTTTCTGATTTAGAATTTGGTAATATTAAAAAGAACATTAAGGACTTTTTAAGAGACCAAGACACATTTACCGACTACGATTTCGAGGGTTCTGGTATGTCTGTAATGCTTGATGTAATGGCATA